CGAGTCGTATCTTGTATTTAAATATTGTAGCCATTGCCCGATGGGGTTGGGGTTAGGCGGCTTCTTTTTCCTGTAATTCAATCGCTAGTTTTTCTAATGCTGGGTATTCTTTGGGCTGGATTAGGCTGTGATGGAATAAGAAGGCTAATTCGTTATACAAGTCACGTTCTTGGTCGGTCATCTTTCTCTCTCCCTTTGTTTCTTAGTTAACCAGCGCACCGACGCCGGTCGAGAGCGTCGACGGCCTTGAAGGCCGCCACCGCGGGGGCGCCCAAGATCTCGATAACGATCTCGATTCCGCGGGGGGTGGGTAGGATGCCGTTGCGAAGGTCGCTGGCAACGCTATCGCGGAATCCGCCGCGACCGTCTTCGAGATCATCGGCAAGGGCGATGATGGGCTTGAGGGCCTCAAGGCGAGCCGTCTTTTCGGCGACGTGCCTTTGCTCGGCCACTTCCCAATCTGTGAAGCCGCCGTTGCGGTCACGCTGGGCCTGGAACTCGGCATCGATGGCGGCGTGACGTTTGGCTTGAGCCTTCTCGCGGGCGCGGCGGTTCTTCTCCGCCTTCGCGATGTCGATCAGGCCTTGGTCACCTGTCTTCTCGATGCAGGTCGAGCCTACAACGGAGCGGACGCCATCAGCGGAAACGATATGAAAGCGGATGCGGATGCCGGTGCCACAATGGCGACAACCATCGGGTTTCTCGTCGACATCGACGAAGCGGAAGGGAGCCTCCCCCAGGCCGCTCTCAGTGAATTTATGCGTGTTCGTCAATTGGTCAGTGCCTCCTCTAAATTGAGAATGTATAGGCACTGACTATAGGGTGTCAATGAATTTTTTAGCTAATGACTTATTTGATTGTAATCACTAGCTATTGGGGACGCCCAAGCGGATGGCTAAGGCCTGTTTCGAAACGCGAAGTCGTCGGGCTAATTTTTCGAGGTCGAGCTCCTCGTCCAGAAACGCTTTTTCGAGGATCTCGTCGGGCATCAGGATCTCGGCCGCCAATCTATTCGCTTCCACTTCCATTCCGGTCGACAACCCCGAGCGCCGCAGCTCGTCGTCGATAATACCGTCGCCGATCTGGTGGCGATGTTCGAGGTAGTGAACGATCTCGTGGGCCAAGGTGAACCGCTGACGATTCGGATGATGATTAGCGTTTAGGGAAATTTGATACCGATCGTTCGTTCGCCGGATCCCCCCGCAAAACGTATCGACGGCCTCGACCTGCACGACCTCTATATTAAGGCGCTGGCAAATACGGCCCAAGTTCACGGGGACGCCGTCGGCCATGACATCGTGAACAATGCGCCAGGCGGCCTCATATTCGCCGAAGACATCATCCTCATCCCACGCATCCGAGGGAGCATCGGAACCGGGGATGCCGTCGTTCCCAAGCGGGGTGCCGTCGCCTGCGTACATCTCCCCCGCACCCGTCATCAACCAGGTTAAATCAATCCCCAAGAGCTTCGCCAGTTTCCCAACCCGGCCGACGTCGGGCCGGGATTTACCATGGAACCAGGCGTTCACACTCGGCTGGCTCACTTTCAAGTAGCGAGCGATATCAGCCTGCGACAGCTCTGATTTTTCGAGGGCGTATTTGAGACGCTCTAAAAACATAACTCACTGTATAGCGTAACCCTATATTAATCAACGAAATAGCCTATCCCTATTTTTTTGTTGACCGCTAATAGCCAATACCTTAGAAGTGGGGGATGCGAACCGATCCCCTAAAAAAGGCAATAGCTATCGCCGGCGGCGTGCAACGCCTCGCCGACGCGCTTGGCATTCGCCAGCCGTCCGTCAGTGGCTGGAAGCGCACCCCCGTGCTACGGGTCCTGGACGTGGAGCGGATCACCGGCGTCCCCCGCTCCGAGTTGCGCCCGGACATATATCCGGCGGACCCCATCTGATGCCCAGATACCAGAACAATATTATCTGCCTCGGCATCGACCCAGGCCTCTCGGGCGCCGTCGCCCTCCTCGGCCATGGGTATCTAGCGGTCGCCGACATGCCGGTCATGGGCACCGGCCGGCAACGGTTGGTCAATGGCGCCGAGTTGACCCTCCGACTTAGGGGATGGAGCCCGGACATCGCCATCATCGAGCGGGCAGGCGCCTTCCCAGGCCAAGGGGTCAGCTCAATGTTCAAATTCGGGCGCTGCCTGGGCGTCGTTGAAGGGATCCTCCACGGCCTCACCTGCCCGACCGAATACGTCGCCGCCTCGGTCTGGAAGCGCCACTTTAATCTACCAAAGGATAAAGAGAGCTCGAGAATGAAGGCGCTCCAACTCTTCCCCGGCCTGGCCCAAGACTTGGCCAGGAAGAAAGACGAAAACAAAGCCGAGGCACTTTTAATCGCACACTGGTTTTTGACCCACAGGGACACAACAAATGACAACCGTTCAAATATCGAAACCTAACCCCACCCGTAGTGCCGAGGACATCCTACGCTCGGCCCTGGATATCCTGTTGGAACGCGGCCGCGTCTACGGCCCGGCTGGGATCCACTACGAGGATCTAGCCAAACTGAAAGGCGCCTATTTTTATAGAGAGCCCACCGCCAGGGACATGGCCCTCGAGAACGTGCTCGAGAAGCTCGACCGGCTGCGCCGCTGCGACGCCAACGACCCCGCATTCAAGGACTCAATAATCGACGCGATCAATTACCTGGCGATCGCCTGGGAAATAGCATGATGGAGCATGATAATGGCGCCTAAGAACGGCTTCGAGATACACGGCCTGAAACACTCATCGGTCAGCCAGATCAACAAGTGGATCGAGGCGCCGGACGCCTGGGTCGCACATTATTTATTCGGCCGCCGCGGCTCGGGGTCATCCGCCATGTGGCGTGGGATTTTCACGGAGCAGGCCCTTGTCGGCGTGCTCGCCCACGGCCAGGACATCGATGACGCCGTGGCCCGGGCGGAATCAGATTTTGACGACAAAATCATGTTCGACGACGACGGCCGGGCCAATAAGGAACGAAGCAATATCCGGCCCATGACCGAGCTCGCCATTTCGAAGCTCGAGCACCTCGGCAAGCCGGATTTCCCCGAAGGGCATGACCAGCACAAGGTCAAAATGACGTGTAGGGGTGAGGGCTGGTCGCTGCCATTCATCGGCTACATCGATCTGAAATATCCTAAGCATAACCGCATCGTCGACCTCAAGACGACGCTACGCATGCCGTCCGTTATGTCCTTCGCCCACCGCCGGCAGCGCGGGTTCTATGAGAAGGCCAACGACGGCTACCACGTCTATTTCCTGTACGTCACGCCGAAGAAAGCCGAATTCAAGGACCATGGAAATCCCGACGAGATCATGCAGGAAATCAAGTTCCACCTGAACCGCCAGGAGAAATTCTTACGCGCCGGCACCAAGGACCAGCTCAAGGACATGGTTCCCGTCAATCCCGACAGCTTCTATTGGAGAGGCGACGAAGCCACCAGGATGGAGCTCTATGGGATATGAGGCGGTGCCTGAAAAATACCCGAAGGACTGAGGTTGAACAACTCGAACGGCGCTTAGTAAGAGTCAAGGACAGCGCCGGCACCGCTTTTAAGATGATGGCTAATTTTCCGGGGACCGACAAACAGATGCGCGCATACGCGACCAGGCTGTCCATAGCCGCGATTGACGATAGGGATTTGGAGCTCGTCCGCAGGATGACGCACAGCGACTTAGGCTACGACATCACCGGACATTGTGAAATATGTTCGATCAATTTGACTAATCCAGACGGCCGACCCAATGAGAAGGCCATGCCGTGCAACTTACCAGACTGTCCATATGAATGAAAAGAATTTGGATGAACGAGCCCGAGAGGATCGTTGGCCCAAGTTGGAAGGCCCCGCCAAAGGCCCGGTAAACGAAACGCAGGCTGTGTGCCTGACATCCAAAATAGTTCCCGTAGTGGGAAAACTGGCCGAAGGCCAACAACACAGAGGAGACTAGACGATGTATGACTTTGATGAAGGCGCCTCCGGCGCAGCGGGGCCGTTCCTGAATTGGCACGCCCGCGAGACGACCGACGGCGAGATTTCCGGAAGGACGTTCTCTCTCAGGGATGCCGACGGCAATCGCGAAGACGTCACGCCCAAGTTCAAAAAGGGTGTGGCATTCGACCTATCTACACTCAGGACGGGCTGGTGCTACTCGAACGGATCCCCGGGCGTCGCGCCCGAGTGGCAGTGGAACGACAGCCCCGCCAGATTCTCGCCCCAGCCGGCCGACGTCGGCGGCGATAAGTGGAAAAAGGGCTTCGATGTCCGTATCGCCATCGACAAGGAAACGGCCGCGACGTGGTCACAGGCCGGCGCCGGCGCATGGACGGGGCTGGTCCAGCTTATGAAAGCGGTCAAGGCCGACGACAATTACGACGAAAATAAGGCCGCGATCGTCATCTTCAAGGGCGGCGAGGAGCTGAAATACAAGAAGGGCTCGACCGTTGTGCCAACCCTTGAGCTTAAGAAGTGGGCCGACAAGCCCGAATGCCTGACGGCACCGGTCGAAGACGAGGCCGACGACGATGAGGCTGAAGGCGACGACGAATTCTAATCGTCGGGTGGGTATCTGCCCACCTGCCTGACGGTAAGGGAGGGGGTCAAACCTTTGCCCCCTCCCCCCCGTCGAGCCGCCAGAGGCACTGACCAAAGCACTTCTAAGGGCAGGACACTTCTTTATGTCACGCTACGAGAGATACGGCAAAGAATTATCAAATCTGGGATACGACATCACCCCCCTCAACGGCAAGGTGCCGATCTTAGCCGGATGGCATAAGCGCCCAGCCGCGGCCAAGGATTTTAAGCGGTATACCAAGTCCAACATAGGCATCGTATTGGGCGGGGCGTCGAACATCGTCGCCGTCGACATCGACGTCAGGCATGAGGGCGCGGCCGGCGTCATCAAGGATCTGGCGCTCAGCGAACTCGGGGCGGCACCAGAGCGGGTCGGAGCGGCGCCCAAGACGCTGCTGGTGTATCGGTGCTCGGAGCCCTTCACCAAGGTCAAGACGGGTATCTACGACATCGAAGGCATGGACGCCAACGTCGAGATCCTGGGCGATGGCCAGCAGTTCGTAGCTTCAGGCAAGCACCCCGACACCAAAAAGAATTACCGCTGGCCGAAAGACAGCATCATGGACGTCGGCCCGGGCGGCCTAACCAAGGTCACACCCAAGGACCTCACCGGTTTTCTGACGATGGCGTCCAATGCCCTCGCTGAACATGGCGACATCAAAGCACGGTCCCTGTCGGGCAACAGCAAGAACAACATGCACTTCGATTTCGCCAACAGTGAGCAGCAATCAACGGCCTCCAAGATACGCGCCGCCATGGCGTACCTGCCGAACGACGATCTCCATTACGACGACTGGGTCTACACCGCGCACGCCATCAAGGGCGCGCTCGGCGATGGCGGCCGGGAACTGTTCACCATCTGGTCGAGAAGATCGAAAAAATACGACAGCAGGGAGACGGACAGGCTCTGGCACTCGATCGGCGAGGTCAAGACCATCGGCGCCGGCACCGTATTTCATATGGCCGCCCGGCATGGCTACGATCCGGCGGAGCAGGCCAGGTCCGAGATCCTGGAGAAGGCGGCAAGGCAAGAGCGGCCAGAGCAGGAAGAACAGCCGCAACAGGTGGGCCCGGAAGATACGATAGATAAGAAAGAGCAGGTGAAGCATGACACCGGTGAACCGCCGCCGCGCTTCGCCGTCACCTGGTGGAAGAATATAGAAGCGACGACAGACACGACGGATTTCGTCGAGGATACCCTGGGTGGTCAACAGATGTCTGTGGTCTACGGTGAATCAAATACCGGCAAGACCTTCTGGGTGCTCGACCTCGCCTTCCACATAGCCACCGGCCGAAACTGGAACGGCCTCGAGGTCGACAAGGGTGCTGTCATCTATTGTGCATTAGAAGGCGCCCACGGCATCACCAACAGGATCGCGGCGCTGAAGTTCCATTATCAGGGCGACCTCGATAACGGCGATGCCAATCCACCTCTCGGCGTCATCACCACCTCCATCAACCTGTTGGACCCGAAGGCCGACCTTGGCGATCTGGTCACTGCCATCCAGCTCGAACAGTCCAGGATGGACGTACCCCTGCGCATACTTGTCATCGATACCCTGGCAAGGGCCCTGTCGGGCGGCAACGAGAACAGTCCCGACGACATGGGCGCCCTGGTCAAGAACACCGACGTCATCAGGGCCGCCACCGGCGTCCATGTCTGCCTCATCCACCACAGTGGTAAGGACCAGGCCCGCGGAGCACGCGGCCACAGCTCACTCAGGGCGGCCACCGACACCGAGATCGAGATATCCCGGCCGCCTGGGGGGGATATTTCAATGGCGCGGGTGACCAAACAACGGGAATTCGAGGGCGACCAGGAATACGCATTCGGCCTGACCGTCGTCGAGCTTGGGATAACCAGGCGCAACAAACAAAAGACGTCGTGCGTTGTTTATGAGGCCGACGTGAAAGACGCCAAGCGGGCCAAAAAAAGGCTCCCGTCAGGTAAGAATATGAAGATCGCCCTGAAAATACTGCTCAAGCTCTTGGATACGGACATCGCATATATCAGCACGGCCGAGGGTGCGCCAGGGTGTAAAGGCGTCAATATCGAGCCATGGAAACAGGCGGCATTCGAAGAGGCGCAATGGGGTTACGAAAGGCAAGCCAACCGATTTGATACGGCAAAAACAGCCCTAATTGCCGATGGCTTTGTCGGTCATAAAGGAGATTTCTTTTGGATAATTTAACCACCGTTTCCACCGTTTCCACCGTAACGGTGGAAGACGGAAAACGGTGTTTTACCACCGTTTCCACCGTTCCCCCTATAGGGAACGGTGAAACGGTGGTCACCGATCCCCGAAAACAAGGGTATTAACAATGAAGCAACGTAGACCAGATCGATTGACCAACCCAGACGCGGTCGGCTCCGCTCAGGCCGAGGCCATCTATGCGGCCTGCCGCTCCACCGACACCGTGGCGGTAGCCATGGAGCAGAAGTGGGGCTTCGACAGGCTGCCGACACTGGTCGAAGCCGACCTCGCCGCTAAGTTTGGCCGTGCCAAGGCCCAGTTGGATGCCGCCATCGACGACGGCGACGCTGAAATGGTGGCGCAGAAGGCGAAGGCAATGGCGCGCGGATGGCGCGCATTGGACGCTGCCGCGGACGCCGCCGGCGCCGACGTCGTGGTTGACGTCGCGTTGGGATGGCTGCGCCGGCATCCGGAGACGGGCGTTGGGTACGTTATCACAAAGGACAATGCCACGGCAGGCGCGCTTAGGGCCAACGGTGTCGGCGGCCGTATCTACACCATGGCAGAGGTCTGCCGCATCATCGAGGCCCTCGAGGAAAAATCAAATGGCGTCGTCCCGGAGGCCAAGGATATATGGGAAGCTGAGGTCATTAATGTCCGTAATGGCGGCGACACACTCGATGACAAGATTCCATTTTAAATAGACGCAGCGACTTGGGCCTTCGACTATGGGGGCCCAGCTCGGTGCGCCTATTGTGGCATCGAACTAAATAGGAGATCACTGTGAAAAGGAAAGTAACAACCGAGTTTACCACCGCATCACCATTGGGCGACATCTTCGCCGCGTTGTCGACGTTGAACATCGATAATCTCAGCGTCAAGGTTAACACCGTTGCTGAAAAAGGTAATGGCGCGCGTCGTGGTGTTCATAAAAAAGGAAACGGTCGGAGCCGTCCGCCGCACTACAAGGACAGCCGTATCGTTTGGAATGAGGAGGATGGCAACATCGATGTTAATGCCAGCCTCGCTAAGATGAATATTTCACGCGATATTCTGCTGAATACCATTACTCGCGTCGGCACTGCTGAGTATGCTGTAAAAAAGGGTATGTTGCGGCAGGAGCAATTTCCCCCGAATCAGCATCTTTAGATATTAACGACCGTCCTATGTGTTTTTGCCTCATAGGGCGGTTGTTTTTATGGGAGAAGGGGGATTCGCATGAGTGTTTTAACGGCGGACGGCTTTGATGACGCTATCATCGGTATAGGGCGGCGGTGCGGTCAGCTAGATATCGTTGCCTATGATGAGAGCAAGGTGATCGCCATCCTTATGAAGCGAGAGAAAATGAGCTATGAGGATGCCATTGAATGGTATGAGTTTAATATTGTCGGTGGGTGGCACGGTGATCAAACACCGTTGTGGGTAACCGTTGGGGCTAACCCGCTGGAGCATGAGTAAGGGGGGAGTCTAAGGTACTCCCAAAGACTCCCACTCCCTCACACCAGCTCCCTTAAACTCCCAGGAGCGGGGTACGTTCGCCTTTAGGCCACTACATATTGTGGTTTGTATGATTTAAACATACTATATCTTGTGTTCCATCATCTTTATTAACCTTTTATCGGTGGGTGAGCGTGATGTTCGAGCCCCTTGTCCTGGTCGCCGCCGTCCTGGCGGCCCAGCCGGTCCCCAAAAACGAGAACAGCGGCGCGCCTCTTTCGTTTTGTCAGGTCGCCCGGCCGATCTACGTCCAGATCGAGGACTATCGATACCTGCAATCCACAGATCACGGCAAGGTCCTACTTGATGACCTCGAGCGATTTAATCAAGCCATCGTCAATCTATGCGGCGACGTGCCGCGAACGATTGTTAAGTAAGGGCCCTGTGGTCGATCGCAAGCCGGCCGATGCGACCGAGGTCGTCGTCGAGCAGACGATCAGGGCCGGCACCTACCGGTTGCGCCGGCGCGGCCTGCTCGAGCAGTGGCGAACGGATGGGGGTATCGATTCGGCTATGTATGATGCCGGCCTTCGGTTCGAGCGGGATTTCGAGGCGGCACATATGCGGGATCATTATGGCGGCATGATGGAGGAAAGACTTTCTGGCGTCGGCGGCACCGCGAACCATGAGAAGTGGGTGCTGCATTCTCTTACGGCCCGGACCCATGTTCGGGAGGCTTTGGCCGCGGTGGGGCCGGTCGGGGGTTCGATCCTGTGGGGTGTGGTCGGCAATGCCATGACCCTTAAGGATTATTCCCTCCGTCAGCGGTGGGGTGCCGGCCGGGCCATGGACGTGCGTCATGCCCGCGGCGTGTTGGTGGCCGCCTTGGGTACGCTGGCCCATCATTACGGATACAGCAAACCACAAGATGTTGTGTTTAACGTTGACAGTAACCACTAGGTATAGTAATTTCTGTCATCATTTAGAAAGTGTGCCTTGATGGCATAAAGACTAAATGGTCCTCCCTGTGGAATACCTCGCCCCGGTGCCTCCAAAGCCCGGGGCGGTTTTTTGGAGACACATCCTGTGGCTATTAAGGTGTTGACCGACAAGCAGGCTAAATTCATCGAGGAGTATTGCCTCGATCAGAATGCGACTCAAGCCCTTGTGCGCGCGGGTTATAGTGAGAAGGGCGCGCGTCAATCAGCTTCCACCTTACTGGCTAAACCTGACATTCGCGACGCTATCGACGCACGCCTGGCCCAACACCGCGAACGTTGTGATGTCACGATCGACAGCCTGACCGGCGAATACGAAGAGCACCGCCTGGGCGCCGTCGACACCTCCCAGTTCGCCGCCGCCAACGGCGCGACGGCCGGCAAGGCTCGGCTGCACGGCCTCGATCGGCCGGCGGACGCAGTCCACAACACTCAGATTAACCTGGCCTTCGGCGATCTCGAGCTGGCCCGGCGGATGGCGTACCTCATCGAGAACGGAGCGGATGCCGTCGACCCTTGATGACATGCTGGCCAAGGTCAAGGGCATGGCGCCCGAGGCCCGGGCCGCGGCGGAGAAGATGGTGGCCGAGGCCACTGGCGATCATATCTGGATTCCCACTACGGGGCCGCAAGGTGACGCCTTCCGGTCCGAGGCCGATCTGCTTCTCTATGGCGGTGCCGGCGGCGGTGGTAAGACCGACCTGTTGGCCGGCCTCGCCCTGACCCGGCATACACGGACCCTGCTCTTAAGGCCCCAGTACACGGATCTCGGCGCCCTGATCGATCGGGTCGTCGCCATCGCCGGCACTAGGGACGGGCTCAACAGCTCGCCGCCGGCGCAGTTTAAATACGCCGGCCGGGTCATCGACTTCGGCGCCGCCAAGGACATGGACCGGGCCGAGACCTGGCAGGGCAACCCGCATTCTCTGATCGGCTTCGACGAGGCCTGCCTATTCCGGGAAGACGTGGTGCGGTTCCTGATGGGATGGAATCGGATTGCCGACGAGGACCTGGGAAACATCTCAATGGAACGGGTGAGGGTCGTGATGGCTTCGAACCCGCCCCTGGGCGCCGAGGGCGAATGGGTTATCGGGATGTTCCGGCCGTGGCTCGATCCGACTTATTCCAACCCGCCGGAGCGCGGCGAGCTTCGGTGGTTCATCACCGACCCCGACGGCCGCGACCAGGAGGTTGATGGGCCAGACGACATCCGGGAATACAACGGCCAGCGGTATGAGCCAAAGAGCCGCACCTTTATTTCAGCCAGGCTCGAGGACAACCCGTTCCTGGTCGACACTGGCTACCAGGCAACCCTCGACGCCATGCCCGAGCCACTGCGCTCGGCGATCAGGGATGGCAACTTCATGGCCGCCAGGGAAGACGACACCTGGCAGGTCATCCCGACCGCCTGGATCCTCGAGGCCAACGAGCGTTGGCGGGCCGCCGACAAGAGCGATAGGACGATGACCTCGATCGGTCTCGACGTCGCCCGCGGTGGCCGCGACGACACCGTCTTTGCGCCCCGGTGGGGCACCTACTTCGACGAGCTGACCTGCGTGCCGGGCCGTGACACACCTGATGGCCCCTCGGTCGCGGTGCTCGCCGCCGGCATGCTGAGGGCCGGCGCCATCGTCGGTGTCGACGTCATCGGCATCGGGGCCGATGCGGAGACAGCGTTGAGTAATGCCGGCCTGCCTTACGAGGCTATGAACGGTGCCGAGAAGGCGACCACTCATACCCGGGACGGCAACTTCGGGTTCTATAGCCGTCGTTCGGAGATGTGGTGGATGCTGCGTGAGGCCCTCGATCCTGAGTACGGACTATCCCTGGCCCTGCCGCCGGACCAGGCGCTCCAGGGCGATCTGACGGCGCCGACCTACGAGGTCCGGCCCGGCCAGCCGCCGAAGATATATGTCGAGAACAAGAAGGACGTCATTAAGCGCCTCGGCCGCTCGCCGGACCGGGGTGATGCCGTTGTCTACGCCTGGAACGCAGGCGGCCTCGAGCTCAACCCGGACGACAAGGCGCGTCGCTCCAAGCCGTTGCACACGCCTGCTCCGGCGATTAATTACGACATATTGAGGTACTGACTTGGCTATTCAGAAGTCGATGCCGGCGGCGACGGGCCTCGTCGTTTTTCACAACCATGGCAATCATTGGCTCGATCCTTGGCTAAAGCGTGGGTTCCGGCACTGCTTCTGCGCCATCGAGGATGATAAAGGCTACTGGGTTATTATCGACGGGCGCGCCGGGGTGCCGGTCGTCGAGGTCGTTGCCGGCGACGGGTTCGACCTCAAGGGTTTCTATGAAGACCTCGGCTATCAAGTCCTCGTTGTCCGGCGTGGAGTTACGCCGGGCACTTCCTTCGTTCTTACCAACTGCGTCGGCATGGTCAAGGCCGTGCTGGGGCTCCGGGCGTTCGGGGCCGTGACGCCGTATCAACTCTATAGGAGATTGCAATGACTCTCTTTACTCTTCCTGGCAGAAGTATTTTCAGTCCCCCCTCGCCTAAACTCCCGCCGGCACCTCCAGCTTTGCCGACCCCAGAAGATCCGTCGGTCAAGGCGCGCCGGGAGAAGGTCCGTCTAGCCGCCCAGAGACGCCGCGGCCTTGGCGCTAACATCCTCAACACCGGCGGTGGACTTGGCGTTGCCGACGCTGCTACTACCACCCGCAAGACTCTGCTGGGGGTGGGCTAATCCATGCACCGTGCTCGGGAAATCATAGAGGCCTTCCAGCATAAGAAGACCGAGCGGGCGACCTTGTCGCAGTTGTGGGAAGAGGTCGCCGGTGTCTTGGCTCCCGAGCGTGTCGGTTTCGTAGGTCAGCCGTTGTCGGCACGGCGGACCGAGCGTATCTTCGATACCGTGCCGATCACCGCCAAGCGCGGTCTGGTCAACGCCATCGGCTCGATGCTGCGGCCGAAGAGCTCGGCCCCGGGCAAGTGGTTCGACATCGTGCCCGAGAACGAGGACCTACTCGAGGAGCGCGACGTCAAGGAGTGGATCGAGTTCGCCGAGGAGCGTTTGTGGAAGGCGCTCTATAACCCCAAGGCCAAGTTCATCCAGGCCACCGGTGAGGTCGATGACGACCTGATCACGTTCGGCACCGGGGCCGGCTACCTGGCGCTCCGTCCCGACCAGGTCGGCCTGGCCTTCCGGTCCTTCCACCTGGCCAACGTCTACCTCATCACC